CGTTCAACGATCCATGTATTGATGAACATGCGGTTATAACCGGATGGTTCAAGAATTCTGATCCGTTGAACAGCGACTTTCTTCCTATGCATGGTAGCGGTGCCGTTTCTGAAACCCGAGTTCACTCGACAGCGGATAAATACCGTTGCGGAGGACCCGATCAGAAATTGCGTTACTGCCTTAAGCAGGAAGAAATCGATTGTCCATTTCCGTTTGCTAACGGAGTGGCCGGGCGAATTGCCCGGGTTGAACTTGTGCCAAAGAGTGCAACAGCAAAGCGTTCCATAACCATGGAACCTGCAGTGCTAATGTACTTTCAGCAGGGAGTTCGTCGTTACCTCGACAACTTTCTAAGTAGGCACCGATATTTGAAGAAACGTATAACAATACATGACCAGACGGTCTCTCAACAGCTATGTCTGCACGCAAGTGCGGATGGAGCTTTGAGTACCATTGACTTATCAATGGCGTCTGATTCAGTAACGTATACCCACTTCAAGAGGTTATTCGCAAATACGCCTGTTGTTCGCTTATGCCGGGGGTGCCGATCTTCGATCGTCGCTTACCCGGATGGCGGTCAGCAGGACTTAGTAAGCTATGCAGGCATGGGAAACGCAACTACGTTTCCAGTTGAGTGTATAGTTTTTGCTAGTATTTGCGAAAGTGTGATTAAGGCAGCTGGTCGAAATCCTAATACTTCTAAATATCATGTACATGGAGACGATATAATTATCGAAACTATATACGTGGACGCGCTAATGACTCGATTATCGGACCTTGGGTTCTTACCCAATACCGATAAAAGTTTCTACTGCTCAACTGAGCATGGAACTTATCGCGAGTCGTGTGGCGTGGAAGCATTAGACGGGCGTGATGTCACCCCTATACGGATTCCCAGAAATTTTTCTGGAATGTCCTTAGAGGGACTTCTTAATCACCCGGAACGCATTAGTGGCCTTATTAACTTAGCAAACACGTGTTTCAACACGTTGTTTGTCACTCGTCTTTTGATTTTGCATAAGCTTTTTCAACTTCCTGTTATCTATCAACCAAAATTTGGCGATGGTAATGGGACGCTGTTAAGTTTATCCTCTTCTCCTAATTATAATCTGCAGTCTATCTGGTTTCCAGATACTTGCACGACTATTGTTAGTCATGGTGTTGTTTCACAAAAATGTGAATCGACCACGAAAGACGACGCGATACGTCTGTTTGAGACGTTGCGGTTAATGGGGCGCAGGACCGACTTTATTGTGGATCCTGTTAGCGTAAGTAGACCGAGACCATCTATCCTTGATAACACTTGGTCTTAGACCGGTGTTGTCGGGATTAGGAAAAGGTGCGTAAAGCACTTGGGGGTTTAAATGACGATACTATGTTTTGCTTTTAAATTGTGTTGAACCAAAAGGAACAACCACAACAAGAAAA